CCTGGAATGATTGGTTTAGCTTCAAACCACAGGTGGCTCCGACCCCCCACTTAGGGGTTGGCCGAACCTCCAATGAGAATGTCAATGCTATTAAGAAGAATGTAGTGATTGTCAGAGGACAAATAGGAGGAAAAGAGAGAGAAATCAGAGCTATGTATATGGAGTCTGGTATACTCCTTATCTCTCGCCATTACTTCAAACCTGATATGTTCAAGGAGGAAACAACTGATCATATCGACTGTACATTAGAATGTAGTGGTTACGTACATAAAGCTCGCATGTACTTTGCGGAGGCAGTTCGCATAGCTGACAAGGATATGGTCATTATCTTTATAGCAAACGCACCCAAGGTGAAGAATTGTTCCAAGAATTTACTTCCCACAAAATCTGGTGATGGCCGACTTAAAAGTACCTTTATCCGAAAGGATGGACCGTCGACTTTCACCCTATTAACTATCAATTCTCAGTACGAGACGGACATTGATAGTGGAGGTTTTTCCGTTGGTCGCGGAGTGAAGTATAGTACTATGGTCAATTTAGTGGGAATGTGTGGAAGTCCAGTAGTCGCCGATAGGAAAGATGGTGTCATATTGGGCTTTCATGTTGCTGGGTCTCCCGGACCCAGTCCAGGGGAGAAGTACGGATACGCTCAGGAGATCACATACCACGATTACACACGAGCTCGCGAGGCTTTGAAACAGGGTCCCTCATTCATGAACGTACCAGAGGCGTGCGAACAAACTGGTGAAAAATATGGTAAGACTTTCATCAAGGAGCAAGGAGCACTTCCTCAAGCCACAATCTTCCATGACGGCACCCCGCTTCCAGGTGTGGAGATATTGGGACACGATCCAGTCCTACCAAAATATCGGTCACGTGTGGAGAAATCCCTTATTTGTGATGCTCTGGTCGAGCGTACTGGTGTTCCGAATGCCACAAAGAAACCAGATATGTCTAAGCCATGGGTTGATCACAACCGTGCAATATTGGTGAAGACACAGTTTTACCCTCCACCACCACCCGATGCGAGACGATGGGCTCAAGAGGATTACTTGGAACCAGTAATTCCGGCTATAAAGCAATTTGCCGAAGAAAACCCTGAACTGATGGCTGTCTTAACCATGGATGAGTCACTGAATGGGCGACCCACAGCTCTATATATGAAGGGCGTTTCCCTCGACACTGCGTTTGGAGCTCCTCTTAATGGAGACAAGGCACATCATTTGCAGGAATTACCACCATATCCTGATGGAAGGAAACGATATGGATTAACCCCAGCCGTTCAAACTGAGGTTGATTCTATGATGGAACACTTTCGTGCGGGCAAGCAATTCGATGTGTGGGTGAAGACATGTCTTAAGGATGAGAAAGTTGCAATCACCAAGAAGAAGGTGCGCTTGTTTTACATTTCCCAAACTGCCTTTACATTAATTGCTAGAATGTTTCTTCTTCCTCTCTGTGAATTCAAATCTCGATTTCCTGAACTATGCGAATGCAATGTAGGAATAAATTGCGCAGGACCAGACTGGGAGCGAAGTATAAAACACATTGCAGGAATTGAGCCGCGTGACGATCTTGAAAATGATATGGACTTCTCGGATTACGATCTGGCACGATGCCTCGAGATGACTTGTTCAGTTTTAAAGATGAATCGAAGACTGTGTGAAGCCATTGGATACTCCGAAGATCAGCTGAAGATAGTAGATGGAATCCTGGATGCAATGCGACACCCAATGATAAATTGGAATGGAACTATTATTCGCACTCATCTGTGGAGCTCTGGCAACTCATTTACGGTGTACGAGAATGGAGATGAAAATGGTCAGTATATGCGTTGTAGCTTCTACATGAATGGCATGAGAATATTAGGACCCAAGGCGTTCCATGCGTTAGGACCTTATCGGAAAAATGAGCGTCTACTTACGTACGGTGATGACAGTAAGAGCAAGAGCAGGCAAGAAGTTCGAAAGCTCACGTGTTTTTCTGCCAAGAAGTGGTTCTTTGATTCGTTGGGTATGAAAGTGACTGATGCCCGGAAATCTGATGATCCTCCAGATTTCGTTCACGCCAACGAGACTGATTTTCTCAAGAGGAAGAACACTTACCATCCAAAGTTGCAGGCGTATCTAGGAGCTCTGGAAAAGGGATCTATTTATCGGATGGGTCACATGTGTTTGAAGAGCGCACATGTTGAGCGAGAGGATCTAGCTATTCAATCCTATGGGGAGATGCTGCAGGAAGCATTCCTTCACG